TTTGGCCGTCACCCGATCACGCAGTGTATACGCCCCTACCCACTTAGGGATTCTGAGCTCCGAAGCCTATGGGAATAGTTAGTAACAATTAGCTTGAAAATTAGGCATCTCTACCCTGGAGAGCCTTCTCAGAGGGACCTAATCAGTCAATCGTGACTGGACTAGGATAGTATCTTTAGCTTAGGCTGAAGTGTTCATGTTACCATGGTAACTTCATTAATCTGCTCGCTATCAAGAATTTCGGAGACTACCTTTTATGGAGAAGGGTACGGACTCATTTGAGTTGTCGGCCCCAACTGGGGTTTGCTTAAGAGGGCCCCGCCCACGTGTTGTCATATGGAAACGACAACCTCGAGATCTTAAGTGAGGATCATTGTGAAATGATATCCTGCTCCCAGCGACCCTCGTCTCCCTCTGGATCGACACTCCGAGTTCCGCCCAGTGATGGGAACTGGTAGAATTCTTGATATGGTAGGACGTATGTATCTCATTCACCTAATAGTTAGGCTCTGTGGGGAACCCCTTGAGCAACGCCGTGGCGGAGCCAGCCGCATCGGATAAGCAACACCTGGACATAAGTACCAGGGCCGTTCTCACTGGCTATAGGGGGGATATTTTACGGTTGATTAACATCAACACTATCGGCCTAGATCCTTTACTCATCTGATGAGTATCAATAATATAAATTACTGATTATGAAACTAGCTTTCTCGCCAACGCTACCTCAACGATATAAAAATCCATCTATTGAGGCTTTCCGCTATTGGGAAGGGATGGATTGGGATCGTGTTATGACGCATTACGCAATCATAGACCCAATGGACCCTCGTGCTGTTCAGTATTTAACTGAACAGGACTACATCCGATTAACCCGTGTAGCTCTAACTATGGAGACTACTATACGCGTCATAGCTCGACCCGGTGATGAACCGCCTCAAGATTACGATATAAAGAAATCTCCTACTCTTAACAAAATTTCCCCTTTAGTCCGAGCTGATTTTCTTCACGCTCGGTACTGGAGGAGCACCTTATCCCAACTCATTGATCTAAAAGATACTATGGTCGTTATCCACCCAGCCAAACTGGATAGGATAGTACGTCGATATTCAATATTGTTATCGGCGTACTCAGGTGTTCGTCTCAGTCCCAATCTGTTAAAAGCAGTTGCTTCCTTTTGTATAAATTCTCGTAATTTCTTGAAGAGCCAGGGCCTTGAGCGATACATTATTCGTCTTAAGATAACTAAGTTAATCTTAGAGAAATACTTAGCTGGAGACACCTCTGATACCACTGAGCTTCGCTCGGGTATCATAAGGTTGTCCAAAGGAGGCCTACCTTTATGGCTTCCTTTGGTCGCCCGCCAAGCTTTCTTGAATAAATCTATCCCTCAAGTCCGATTTTGGCTCTCTATTTTAAATATGTATAGAGCGATATTAGGTCCTTACTCAGAACCAGATTTTTCATCAATCTCATCCCCACGACCAGAGATTTCACTGGATGCTTTAGCATCTTTTGAAAATTTTATGAGAGACTTTTGTCGGAAGTTTGGTCTAATTGGTGACGTCAAGGACTTGTGTCCAAGGCGTTTTCCAGTTTTGACCAACGCTTCTGGAGTCTGCCCCGGTCAATCCATATTCTCAGCCGGTTCGGCTGTAAGACTATGGGGTCTCCAACCGGTTAACCACCTATTAAATTGGTTAACCCTTGTTGGAGACGACCGAGGTAGAAATATGTATAATTTGTTATATAAATTAAATCGTCCCTGGTCGGACTGGATAAGAACTCGTTGGAGAGGTCGGACCGAACTATTTCTAGGTCGGCTCCACCTCAAATACGAGCCTGCTGGCAAAATCCGTGTTTTTGCAATGGTCGACTATTTTACTCAATATGTCATGCTACCGATGCATGAGAAGATGTTCTCCTTGTTAAAGGTTTTCGGGGAGGCCGACGCAACATTCGATCAGAATGAGGCTGTTCGGTCTTTTGCCGGAACTTGCAAAGAGTATTTTTCTTATGATTTAAAATCAGCTACCGACCTTATCTCACTGGAATTATACATTCGTATGATTTCAGTGATTTTTGGTAAGGAGGTAGCCAATCATTGGTCATTGCTCCTCACGGATCGCGATTTTGGATTACCACTGAAGGGTAATCCTCAACATCACGAGTTCTATTCCTTTAACGGGAAAAAACATATTAGATATACCCGGGGGCAGCCCATGGGGGCTTTGTCCTCCTGGGCTTCTCTAGCCCTTGTCCATCATATGCTCGTTCAATATGCATCCTATAGAGTGTCCTCTGAGGTCACTCTTTTCTCTCAATATCGGGTTTTGGGGGACGATATTGTGATAGGTTGTTCTCAGGTAGCTAGTGAGTATCTGAAGGTTTGCGAGGATTTTTCGGTACCTATTGGGTTAGCAAAGTCTGTGGTCTCTCCCGCTGTTAAAACAGAGGGTAAAAACTCAGCTAGACTTTTCCAATTTGCTAATCAGATAGTCTATGGGTCTGAGAATATTTCTCCTTTATCTT